TAAAGAAGGACTATCAAAGATACCTACAAGGATATTAAAGATTATAGATTTATAAATGGCTTCACCAATCTACTTTTTCACAAGAAGTGGTTGCGCTTGGTGTAAAAAGATGCAACCATCAATTGAACAAATTAACAATACTTTGTCTGATGAACAAAAAATAGAAATTTATAATATAGATGAAGAAAAATCAAAATATATTTATAATTCAATAGTAACTCGATATAAATTACAACGAATTGTTCCATTATTATATAATTCAAACATAGGAACTTATATATTGGGTTATCAAGATAAAAAAAATGTTCAACGATTTTTAAGAGCTGAGAATTTGAAAGAAAGACATCCAATACCACCAATGCCAAAATTTGATATCGATGAGTCTACAAAAAAAGACTTTGAAAAGTGGAAAAAAGATGTTATATTATGGTATGGAAAAAATAAAAATGATTTGCCATCTAATGTCATATCACAAGGAAAAATGATTGATATGGTTTATACTCAGTTCATGGCACATCAAACTAAGCCGGTAAAAATCGAAGATAGATTATCAAAGTTGGAAGAAAAAGTTGATCTCATTTTGAAAAAAATTAAAGCTTGATTTTTACTGAAAAAAGTTGTATATTATATAATCAAACAATTGGTTACATTTAAATATTTAGATATTTATATGAAACAATAACACATAAACATAACTATGGAGAATAAAAATGGATATTGATGCTATAAAAAGCCGTCTTAATCAGTTACAAAACACAACCTCAACTAATTTTTGGAAACCACAACCAGGAAGATCACAAGTTAGAATTGTATCTTATACACACGATAAGAACAATCCTTTTAGTGAATTATTTTTTCATTACAGTCTGATTCCTAATAAAACCGTTTTGTCTCCACTGTCATTTGGTCGTCCTGACCCAGTTCAGCAATTTGCTGATAAATTGAAGTCAAGCGGTAACAAAGATGAGTGGATTCAAGGTAAAAGAATCGAACCTAAAATGAGAACATTTGTTCCTGTTGTTGTTCGTGGTGAAGAAAATGATGGTGTAAAGTTTTGGGGATTTGGTAAAACTGTTTATCAGGAATTACTTGGAATTATTGCTGACCCAGATTATGGTGATATTTCTGATGCCTCAACTGGTCGTGATATTGTAGTTGAACGTCAAACTGCAGCCGAAGCCGGCAATCAGTATGGCAAGACAACCATTCGAGTTAAACCAAATCAGACAACTCTTACAGACGATTCTGAACTTTTGGAAAAACTTTTGAATGAACAACCTAATATTGGTGAATTGTATACTGAACCAACCTATGATGAATTGAAAGAACATCTTTCAAATTTCCTAAATCCACCGGATGATGAAGGTTCTGAACCAGAACCTGAAATGGTTACGACCAAAGCATCTTCTAATGTAGAAGATGATTTTGATAAGTTATTTAATTCATAATTCCCGCGGGTACGGTGGGGTGGTTTCCTCCTTTCTCCGCCCCACCACTTTTAATAGGAGAAATTCATGTCAAACAGAGATGAACTGGCTGAAATTTTAGCCGATGAACTTAACAAACAATTTAAATCACATCAAGTAGCTTATTTTCTTGACGGGGTGCAGGATACTCCAACTGATAT